TTGTTGCCATTGACACAGATCGTCGTGTTCGAGAACTTAAGGGCAATAGTCGACCTATCAATAATCAAAACGATCGCAGGATCATGCTATCTGCTCTTAAAGCAGTAGACATTGTTGAATTATTTGATAGCACTGAAGATTTGATTGGTTTGATGAAACGTTACCAGCCAGACGTATATGTCAAAGGCAGCGACTGGAAACAGGATAAAAAATCTACAGCACACGAATATTGTAACAAAGTAGTATATTTTGACAGGATTGAAGAATATTCTTCTACAGATATCATAGCCCGCTGTAGTTCAATGGATAGAACGGGGTCCTCCTAAGACTCAAATCCAGGTTCGATTCCTGGTGGTGGGACCATATATGGCCAAACTCACTGTGGCGTAGACCATACAGTTTGGTTTTCTTTTAGGTTGACTTATGGTAAAACCAGCGTTATAATAGTGGTATGTATAAAATAATAGGAAAAGAAGAAACACTCAAAGTTCTTACACTTGCCGAAGCAATGAACGTTGCTAAGTGCATGAACGAATTTGTAAGAATCGTTGGAACAGATTTTGAAATCGTTGGGATGTTTGGTGTGGACGCTGTGAAGAACGGACTATGCCCAGACGGTGTTGCCTACGATTGGAATAAGGCATCACGTATTGGTCGTGTTAAAAAGGAACGAGTGTAATGGCAATATCAAGAGCAGAACAAAGTGTTACTAAGTATAATCTAGAACAATATCGGTTGGATCAGGCTCGTTTGGGGAAACAAAGAACCGATGATTACAGCAAAAAGATTGAAGAGCGTAGGCTTGATCAAATCATAGCAGAACGAGTAGCAAGAAATATTCGTTTAGATTTAGACAAAGGTCGACACATTGACATTGAATGTTAAGGAGGCAATTATGCCATGGATTCAAAACGTTGCACTAAGCGACATCAAAAAAGGGTTTCATTTTGACCCCGGAGTTAATGCCATGCTGATTCAGATTGTGGATCCGCCTGGTGATTTTCCTGTACCAAAATATACGTTCAAAGAAGTTCATCAGTTTGAATTTTTAGACATTGAAGAAAAGGATTTTGCACTTGAAGAATCTATGCGTTGCAGTCACGAGCAGGCCGCCGAGCTTGTTCGATTATTGCAACATGCATTAGAGAATAGGATGAACGTCATTGTGCATTGTGTAGCAGGTGTATGTCGTAGCGGTGCAGTTTGCGAGCTTGGTGTCATGATGGGGTTTGATGATACTGAAGTTTTTCGTAGTCCCAACCTGTTAGTCAAGCATCGCATGATGAAACACCTAGGATGGACCTATGATGAAAATGAGCCGCACTCTATTAATGGGGTGACACTCGAGTCAGGTTTGATCATTCCTAAGAAAGCAATAGACTGGACCAATGACAATGAGAAAGTTTTTACATTAGCGGCTGAGAGACGAGAACGTAGAAAATTAATACCTTGACAGACTCTGTGTCTGATGTTATAATATTACATTAAACAGTGAAAGGCATATAATGGCTGGCAAAGCAAAATCAGTTTATCTCACAGTAACTACCTTGGATCACAAAACAGTTTTCCATCGTATGTTTTTTGATGCAAAGCACTATAACGATTACGTCAAGACTGAAGAGTTTAAAGCAAAGTATCCGACAACAGAATTTAAAATTGTAAAAGAGACATATTAAAGAAAGGAGGGCAAGATGCCTAGTGTATTTTTAGTTAGCGACACGCATTTCGGACATACCGGCGTCTGCCGCTTCACTCGTAACGATGGTGTTACAAAATTACGTCCATGGGACTCTGCTGAGGAAATGGACGAAGCAATGGTCAAGGCGTGGAACGAAAGGGTAAAACCCACTGACAAGGTCTACCATTTAGGTGACGTAGTTATTAACCGTAAGGCTTTAAGTACCTTAGCCCGTTTAAACGGCGACAAGGTTTTGATTCGCGGCAACCACGACATCTTCCGCGATGACGAGTACAGGATATACTTTAGAGAATTACGTGCATATCATGTTATGGACGGAATGATCTTAAGCCATATTCCGTTACACTCAGATTCAATGGGGCGATTTGGCACTAACATTCACGGACATACTCATGCAAATCGTGTGAAGAAGGCTCGTGGTGTTGATGCTAGAACTGGAGAGGTTTTATACAGCGATGAGAACGATGTACGGTATCATTGCGTTTGCGTAGAACAAACTCCGGACTTTGCGCCTATCTTGTTTGAAGATGTTAAAGGGCGTATTAAGGAAGAAGGCGGTAGTATTGACTTTAGGAACGGAAACGGTCCTACAATGTAATTAGGCTATTTCTACTATAGGATGTAGTTTAATGGTTGGATGGTCTAGTAGTGGTGTATAATCATAACTGACCATCCAACCCCAACTTTCATCTTTACGTAATTTGCTAGAATCAGCTTTTGGTCTAACAGCCCAGGGTAAGGCTCCATTCATCATATGGAATCGTGCTACTGGGTCTTTTTTATTGAATATGTATTCTTGTACTTCTTCAATACCGGGATTCTTTTTAAAGTTTTTACGAAGACTAGGTATTGGGCTTAATGTAATAAACTTTGAAATTCCTACATATCTTTTTTGTAGGTCTGCGGCGGCCTCAAATATTAATTCTTTTACAGACCCCTTGGCATTGTCTGCACCGGGTAACCGGAATACGGAATAAAACACAGCATAGTTAAAATCTACATCTTCCCGTTTATTCCAAAGTTCATTTGCAGTAGTGGGGCATTTATTTTTGAGCGCCACCTGAAGCATGGCACAAGGTTTGCCGTCCATAATAAGAGTATAAATGAGTCTATCATTTCCCAATCTTCTCATTAAATTCTTTTTTTCGTCCGTTGGATGTACCGGATCTAATTTGATTAAATCAATCCAGTTTGAATCAAACTCAGGTTGAAGATTGCACATGACCATGTTATTACTCTCTCATAATGCTATTTATAACGGTAGTTAATTTACTCACAATTACTTGACTTAAATACAATAACATGTTAAAGTTAACTGTGGCTGTAAGCGAAATTGGCATAGCTCCGAAAAACCCGCCAAAGGTTTCAGGGATAGGTTTGAAGCCTAGCTTCACCTTGTAGGTTCAAGTCCTACCAGCCACACCATTTTTAAGGGTCCTTAGTTCAACGGATAGAATGCCATGCTTCGAACTTGGCGATGTGGGTTCGATTCCTGCAGGGCCCGCCATATTATATACAAATATAATGGAAAGTTTTTTTAGGATAATTACTGATATATAGGGTAAGATCATGAAAAAAGACGCCGCTTTTGACTGGTTCCAATTGGATAGAAAAACTCTTTTTGATATTTTATATCAAACTCATGACAAAATAGTCAATCAACAACTTACGCCCGAGCAAATCCAGCGTAAGTTTAAAAATCAAATTAACCAATATATTCCTATTAGGTTTAGAAAACTTTATTCAACTAAAGTAGATCCGGGAAAAGTTTGGATCGGTGGTGCATACTATAGTGACTTTGATGCAGAATATAAAAAATGCATTGAAATTAATTTCAATTATCATAATAAAACAAAACCTGTAAAATTAAGTCCTAGAATGTTCTCTAGAATATGTTCAACATTTGCCGATACTGTGCTACATGAAATTATACACATGAGACAACACCGCCGTAGGAACTGGAAAACAACACCAGAGTTTCCTAGTACGGCCAGTAGAACTAAGCAAAGAGAAGAGCAGGGTTACCTAGGATGTAGAGACGAGATTGATGCGTATGCATTTAATACTGCCTGTGAATTACATGAAATGTTTAACGGCAAAAAAACAAAGATTATAAACTACATAAATCAAAATCACAAAGGTAGATATACAAAAAATTGTTATATCATGTATCTAAAAGCATTTGGACACGATCACGGTCATCCTATAATAAAACATTTTAAGAAAAAAATAGTCAGTTATCTACCGCAAGCAGAAGTTGGGAAACCATATAAAAATAGCGAGTGGATTAATCATTAATCTGACAGGGGCATTTCTGCATAGCAGATAGCAGTAGGTGAGAGGCCTATCAATCTAGTCGGAGGAACCACACGCCCTGCGGAGTCCGACAAGGTTGACAACATTCCTTAATTGTTGTATAGTATAAGTTATTGCTGTATGAAGCAGAAGGAAAGTTATGTTAGGTTTATGTTTATTTTTAGCATTTTGGGTAGTATTTGGTATAGGTTATCTAACTAGAGATAAATCCAAAGACGAAGAAAAAACTTCGATCTTTTGACCACTGATGTCAGACTATCAGTTGGTCTGTTCTTTGATTAAAACTCAAGAACAAGTTGTTTACGATTACACCAAAAATAAATGCAGTCTTATATTCACTGTATCCGTAATTAAAAACAAAGTTCGGTCTAAAAAAATCTCCACAGCAGTTTTCAAGTATGATAGAGATAACAAATGGTATCCGCATCACATTGAAGTATATTCCGGTTACAAACGAACGGGTGTTGCCACGGTGATGTACGACATTGTGCAAAGTGAGATTGACGGAGTACTAGTTCCAAGCGATGAACAAAGCGATGCGGCCCGAGAGTTTTGGCGTAACAGGTTATTGACAACTCCTCTGAATAAATATATACTGTAGGTTATTGCTGTATGAAGCAAAGAGAAAAGTGTTCTGGACGGGGGTGCGAATCCCCCCATCTCCACCATAAGCATACTAGGTCGTTGAGTTAAAAAGTCGCATGTGATGCGCTCAGACTAAAATAGTATGCTTTTGATGGGGATGCATAGTTTCGACAGGGCAACAAGTAAATGAGTGGACAGCTCGGGAAAGCAGAACCCGTAGGATTGGGGTAACTCGGTCGTAGAAGCAAAACAAGTA